CTCTACCTTCGAGGCACGGGCATCACATCCTTGCCCGACAACCTGACCGTAGGCGACTCCCTCGACCTTGAAGGCACGGGCATCACATCCTTGCCCGACAACCTGACCGTAGGCGGCTCCCTCGACCTTCGAGGCACGGGCATCACCAACACGGAAAAAGTAAATAAAAACGTTCCAACGGTATATTTTTTCAGAAATCGGAAATATATCAAGGCCGATGGAATATTTTCTGAAATTATCAATGAAAGGGGCAAGCTATTCAAAATTCGCAGTATTGGAGCAGGCAAGGTCACATTCCTAATAACCGATGGACAGAATCATTGGTCGCACGGGGATACCCTCAAAGAGGCTAAAGATGATTTGATTTTCAAGGTCTGCGATAGAAACAAGTCTGATTATGAAAGTCTTACACTTGAAAGTGAATTGACCCACCCCGAAGCAATTACATGTTATCGTGTGGTGACCGGAGCTTGTTCTTTTGGCACGAAGGATTTTGTAAATAACCGATTAAACGGGAAAAAGAAAGCGAAATATACTATTGCTGAAATTATTGCAATTACGGTTTGCGAATATGGTAATTCGACTTTTTCCAACTTCTTTAAACAAAAAGTAATATGACACAAGAAAAGCAAAAAGGCAGACCCCGCACGAACAGGGTCGCAGTTCAATCGCGCATCGACAGGGAAGTGTTCGACCAATTCCCCGAAGGTGTGAACGTATCAAAGCATATCGAGGGAATAATCACGGCCTATTACGCTTCGGATGCAGTCAGGGAAATGGTACGAGCTTACAGTGGAAAGCCATGAAAACAATACAAACAGAGTCATCATACTCCAAGGGCTTTTCAGAGCTAAGGCACGAAGCGATTAAAGCCGCATTGGCGGATGCTTTTTCTCTGTTGTTGATGGATGGTTTTTTCATAATAACAGATGAAGAATCAGATTTTGATGGTGTCGGAATAGTCAAAGTAACCATAAAAGTTGAAGAGCCATGAGGAAAAAATCAGCAATAACCGTTAAGGAGGCTGCAAAAATGGCTTACGATTCAATGCCTGATGTTTATCATGGAATCATCTTCTTAATTGAAGTTCGTAGGATTTTACATAGACCATCCTGCAAAGATGGGTCTATTGATAAACGTCTCCGCGAGCTACGGTACAAGGACAAGGTGATAAACTACGTTTGTATCAACAACGACCTATCCATTTACAAAAAACTGGAGGTGAAATGAACCGAATCTATTAACAAACTAATAAACTTTTAAAATGATTAAAAACGCGATTATTGAAAAAGCAACAATTTCTAATGATGACCACGGACTGCTAACTGCATGGATAATGTTAGATTACGGAGACGGAGGACACCAAGGCTTTGGAGGTTTTGCGCTCTATTTGCCTGAAAATTCGTATCGAAAATCAGGGGATTGCACGGGAAAATTCATTTTCCGATGTTTACAAATTGCGGGTGTTACTAATTGGGAAAAACTTAATGGTAGGACAATACGTGTTGATTGTGAGCCTCTTGGTGAAATTAAAGCAATAGGACACATCGTTAAAGAAGATTGGTTTTGCCCAAAAACAGACCTTGTATGATTCGTAAATCTATCTCTAAATCAGGCAAGTCGAACCGAAGCAAGAAAATAGCCAAACTTGACGAAATATTTTCTATCTTCATCCGAAGAAGGGACTGCACCCCAAACGGTCGGTGTATTTCCTGCGGTAAGATAATAACCTTTGAAACGTCCGATTGTGGTCATTACGTGAACCGCAAGCACATGGCAACACGTTACGATGAACAAAATTGTAATGCCCAATGCCGAGCCTGCAACCGTTTTGACGAAGGCAATATTATGGGATACAGGAGGGGGTTGGTAGAAAAAATCGGTATTAAGGCGGTCGAAATGCTTGAAATTAAACGGTTCAATACTTGCCCGATGAAGGAGGTAGATTTAGATATTTTAATCGCTTATTACAAGCAAAAACTTTCCAAAACCGAATGACTTTTTGTAACTTTACGAAACAAAAGTATTCACTTTCAGGAGCCTATCTATTTAACAAGCAAAGACTTGTTTAATTATGGATGGTGCAAAAGTTTACCAAAAAGAATTTTACTAACTTAACAGGATTTACAAAAATACTAATTTTACAACTATGGAACTGAACGATTTTTTGAAAAAGTACGAAGGCAAGACGATTAAGAACATCGAAGCAACCGAAAGCGGGTGCAGGATTGAATTTGAGCAGGCGGAGTTTGAACCGAAAGATGGAGATTTTCTAAGGTCGGGCAATTGCCTTATGTGTATTAAATCCGTAAATGGTGAAGGAAGCGACATGATTCCGACATATTTTGGATTAAACGAATCAAGGGAGTTGAATTTTGGAGTAACCTACGGAAACAACTTTAACCTTTCCGCGATGACCGACTCCGAAAAGCAAACCCTGCTCGAAGCCCTCGAAAAAGACGGTAAGCAGTGGAATGCCGAAAATAAGCGCATTGAGCCGATTCCGTTGTGGAGGGCAGAAAAGAATAGAACATATTTTGCAGTCGGCGCAAACGGTGAGGCCGTTTGTTATGTGGATAATTCTCTTTTTGACGAAAAGGCTTATGTTCTTGGCAATTACTTCCAAACCGAAGCCGAGGCCACCGAGTTTTTCAACACTGTAATCAAGCCCGCCTACCAGCAAAGGCACAAAAAGTAAAAACCAGCCTTTCGGGTTGCAGCAATGTGGCCCGAAGGCATAAAAAACGAACCATGACCTTGCAAGAAAAAATCGACCACTCAATTGCTGTAATTCAGAAAATGGAAAAATCCGCTTTGGTGTATTCAGAAGAAGGTTACCATTTAGCATTTTCAGGAGGAAAGGATTCTCAGGTGATTTACGAACTTGCAAAAATGGCAGGGGTTAAATTTCAGGCATATTTTTACAAAACAAGCGTAGACCCGAAAGAATTGCTTTCGTTTATTCGTGAAAATTATCCCGATGTTATTTGGTTGAAACCGAAAATGACAATGTTCCAGCTTATACTAAAAAAGAAAACACTCCCGTATCGTTTTGGACGATGGTGTTGTGAGGTGCTTAAAGAAAGAAACGGATTAAACAGAATAACAATTATTGGAGTTAGAAAACAAGAATCGAAGAAAAGATCGGACAACTGGAAGGAATTCAGCACATCATGTAAACTTGGGTCTGATAAGGTGATGTTGGCTCCAATTTTGGAATGGACAGAATCGGAAGTGTGGTCTTTTCTTTCCATACGGGGTATAAAGGCTTGTTCTTTATATCAAACGCAAACAAGAATAGGGTGCATTGGGTGCCCTATGCAATACTATAAATCACAGAATAAGGAATTAAACCAATATCCGAATGTAAAAAGGGCATATATAAACACTTGCCAAAAGGTTATTGACAATAATCCAGAATCAGGCTTTGCGAAAAGGTTTAAATCAGGCATAGACGCGATCGCTTGGTGGACATCTGGACTATCAATTAGAAAATACATTGCACTGAGGGACCTACAAACAAATATCGACTATGATAATTGCACGAATAAATAGCAACTTTTCTACGATGTCGGAACAATTTACAGAAAAGCGTTGTATCTTTGTGTGAAGTAACCCCGACACTTCGGTGCAAAAGCGGGGTTCATTTTGAAACTAAATTTTAACACTGTATGACTGAAACGAAACGGGAAATAAGGCAGGACATTTTTACGCAAGCCGAGTACGCAAGGAGGGTACGGAAAACAAGGGCTTGGGTTAATCAACAGATTAAAGAGGGCAATTTAAGAACCCTGACTGTAAACGGAGCAACGCTGATTAAAGCGTAATTTTTCATTTGAACATTTTTTTAACATTGTAAAGATATGAATAATAAGAATTTGGTTATTAGTGATGGCACAAATAAACTGGAGGCGTTTGTAAATGATAACGATTTAATTGTTATTCGGTGCGGAGATTTAGAAAACGACACAATATATTGTGGTCTCTGTGAGCTTACAACAGAAGACACAAAGGCTCTTATAAAAGAACTAAACCATCTTTTAAGAAACAATCAATTATCTTTATAATGGCAAAGAACGAATTAAGCGGGTACGAACTTAGCCGTAATTGGTTTGATTGGTGTTTTGAAAATCCTGACCTAATTTCACCAACTCACACGGCTATGTATTTTTTTATCATTGAACATTGTAACCGTTTAGGATGGAAGGAAAAGTTTGGGCTTCCAATGGAAATGACAAAAGATGCTATTGGTATAAAAAACTACCGAACCTACTCGAATACTTTGAACGATTTAATAAATTGGGGTTTCATAAAATTGATTCAAAAGAGCAAAAATCAGTATTCAAGTTGTATTGTTGCTATTGTACTGGGTGCAAAAGCATCTACAAAAGCACTTGACAAAGCACTGCAAAAGCATAGTCAAAAGCAATGCAAAAGCATTGTATGTATAGATAAACAAGAGTTATTAACCATAGAACCTATAAACAAGGAACAAGAGGAATCTTCCAAACCTTTTAATTTTAAATCAGAGCTTTTAAAACTTGGCGTTTCGGAACAGGTAGCGTCCGACTGGATGAAGGTAAGAAAAGCGAAAAAGGCAGCAAATACAGAAACTGCGTTAAGGGGTTTGATAAAAGAAATTGGGTTATCCAAACTAACGGCCAACGAATGCGTTACTATTTCAGTTGAAAGAAGCTGGCAAGGATTCAAGGCGGAATGGATAAAAAAAGACGAAAAACAAAAGGAAAATGAATCACAATACAAGCCTATCAAGTTTGATTAAAGTCAATGACGAATGCGAAAGAATCGTAATTGGCTCTTTGCTGTCTGTCCCGAATGCAATAATGAACCTTTGCGACGGGTTTAAAGCTGAATACTTTTATAACACGTTTTATTCTGACGTTTTCCGTTCCGTTGCCGAATTGGATGCCGAAAATCGGAAGATTGATGTTTTGACCGTTTCGGATTCCCTAAAAAAGCACGGAGTTGATTTTGAAATATCAGACTTGATGTCGTTGACTGAGACTTATTCCTTCAATATAGAGCCTCACAGCCTTATGGTGAAGGAAAAAGCCATAGAGCGCGGCGTTGTTTCGCTTGTGCAGGAAACAACGCTTAAAATGCAGGAAAACGCCGATATTGGGGATGTGCTTTTTGGAATAGGAGAGAAAACGTCCGAATTGCAGGAATCTTTAGTGGGTGCTGACCAGTCGAAACATATCAGCATAGCCGTGACGGAATCGGTCGAAGAATTGAACAAACGAATTGAAGCACATGAAAAAGGATTGATGCAAGGGATACCAACCGGGTTAGTTGATGTGAACCGGCATACCTGCGGATGGCAGAAACAGGATTTGATTATTCTTGCCGCACGTCCGGGTATGGGTAAAACATCACTTGCTTTACTATTTGCGAAGTCGGCGGCTAAATCCGGGTTTCCGGTTGCACTGTTTTCCCTTGAAATGGGGCGCAGACAATTGACCGATAAAATGATTATCGGGGAGTCCGGTATAAAATCGGATGCTTATAAAGCCGGAATCATTCAGCCGGAACAGGTCGCCATCCTTGACGCTTCGACCTCTTTGATTTCCTCTTTGCCTATTTACATAGACGACAAGCCGGGAGTCTCAATATCATACGTTCGTAGCCGTTGCCGCTTGCTTCATAAACAGAAGAAATGCGAGATGGTTATAATTGACTACCTCCAGTTGATGTCAGGGCAAAGGGAGCAAGGGGGCAACAGGGAACAGGAAATTTCCTCTATCAGCCGGGGATGCAAGGCAATAGCTAAAGAGCTGGACGTTCCGGTTATCATCCTTTCACAGCTTAATCGTAAGTGTGAGGATAGGGCAGACAAGCGTCCTATGCTTCAAGACCTCCGGGAGTCCGGGGCGATTGAGCAGGATGCAGATATTGTGTGCTTCATCCATCGACCGGAGGAATACAAACTACCGTGTAAAGACCGAAACGGAAACGAAATAGCAAACGGGATAGAATTGATTTTCGCAAAGTTCCGCAACGGTTCGACCGGGGTACTCTATGCACAGCACAATGATTCATTGACACAATTTTACGACATTAATACAGGTCAATACAAGGAGGCGAATTTCACCGCTCCGAGGCCGTATCATGAACCGGAAAAACAAGATGATTTACCCTTTTGACAACAAATAAAACAAAAACAATGAAAACCCCCGAACAACTTACTGCCCGCAAAACCGAGCTAAAAGCCGCATTGAAGCGCAACAAACAACGGTACACGGAATCCCTACGGCGGGGCGATATGGAGGGGCTGGACGCTATCTACTGCGAAAACGGCGGACTGCGTGGAATGATTGAACTGATTGATTGGGTGCTGGATGAAAATAACCCGAAAACCTGCTGAACAACATAAGAATATATTTGCATTTGCTTGATTAATGGGCGAAATTTGTAAGAATTAAAACAATAAACACGATGAAACTAAAAAAGACATTATTTGGGGTTATGATTGGTGTTATAATCTCGGTTATTTTATACTGCATGGTCGCTTTTATCGCATGGGATTTTAACGCTGAAAATTGGGGTGCTGACGTAAGAGGACTTGCCGCGTTTCTGTGTCTTTGTTCAATTGGTGGCGGCATTGGGTTTTCATATCTTGAATAGTCATGACCGACCTAAAACAACTTGCAGAAGACAGCTTTAAATCCACTCTAAGGAGGATTGGGATTTTCACGAAGGAATACCAATTATGCAAAATAATTGAGGAAATTAAAGAACTTGAATCTGCTGTAAGCGATTCAGAGTTTAACAAGAGCTATCTTTCCAGGCATTGCAAAGAGTTGACAAGAACCGCGGAAGAGCTTGCCGATGTAATCCTTGCCTGCCTTGTCTTCGCTGAGCGCGAAAACATCGACATTGAAAAAGCATTGAGAATCAAGAACGAATTTAATAAGATAAGAAAATGAGCGAAGTAAAAGCGCAGCAATGTATCGCAGAAAAGCTATCCGACTCTGACTATGTAGAAGTCGCAAAGGGATTAATGGAGCTTATCCAGCTTGACAACGGATACGGGCATGTAGTAGGAATATCATTTCCCACCAAATGGGTGAATAGTATTTCAAAATCTGCGAAAATATTTTTTGAGGCTAACCCCGATATGTACACCGATGAAAATCTTGAAATAATCGCGGTTGGCGGGGAAGACGATTTGGATAAATTTGAGAACCTTGTTGGATATAAAAAACTTTCAGACACACTGAATAATTATTTTGACTACGGAATGGATACGGGGAAAACTGTCATCAAACCAAGAATTGAACATACTTATGAACCAATAAAGCATCACCCAAAATGACCGAAGATGTAGAATGCCCGTATTGCGGCGCATGGAATGAAGTCTGCCACGATGACGGACAAAATTACGAAGAAGACATGAAGCACCAAATGGAGTGCAGAGAGTGTGAAAAGAGTTTTGTATTCACTACGTACATTTCTATTTCCTTTGAATCTGAAAAGGCCGATTGTCTGAATGACGGGAAACATGATTTTAAACAGAGCCACACCTTCCCGAAGATATTCACAAAAATGAGGTGCACTATGTGTGATGAAGAACGAGACCCAACGCCCGCCGAATGGAGGGAAATACTGACTCCGGAAGAAATTGCAGAGGCAAAGGAAGAATATCCAAATGCAAAATGGATAACGGAACTTTAAACAGCACCAGGATCTAATTCTGTAACCGTAAGGGAAAATAATTACATAAGAGAAAACTGGGCTGAACTGCATGGTTTGGATGGAATTGATGATGGTATTGACTTCTTGTGTGAATGTGGTAGTAGGGATTAGACAAACAACCAAATAAAGTAAATTATGGAACAGAAATCCGATTTAAAACCGATTGACCTTGTAACAGTAGATCGGTTACAACTCGTAATGTCAGCTATCGGTATGAATTTTACCGACAAAGAGCTTGATGCTATTCTTGACGCCGTTGAACTTATTGAGGACAATGCGGGGAATGTAACACTTAACCAAATACAACTACTTAAAGCTGACCATGATGGAACAGAATAAAGATGAAAGGCAAGCGGAAGACCACATAGAACGGGATAAATCCATAGCGTTAGAAGCAATGGCAAAAACATATTCCGAAAGTGTAGCCAATGGACACAACTATAGAGACTTAGAATGTGGATTTAAAGCAGGGTATCTCCAAGCAAAAGCCGACCTTCGACCGTCCGCATCGGTTGAGACGGTAGCACGGGAAAGCGCATTAGACCCAACGTATCATTGCAAAAGTGTAACGGGTGGAATCGCATTATTTATGAAGGGGTATAATTTGGCAAAGGCCGACCTGCACCCGCCCGAAAATATCGGACAGCCCAAACCGTCAGAGGATAGCCGCTCCAAAATTCAGGAGTTATTGTGGGTGTTTTCCTGTGATGCATCGGCAGACCCAAAAGAAACGACCGAGGAAATCATACGATTGGCGCAAAAATCCGAATCGAAGCCCGTCAATAAGACGGACGAGGGGTTGGTAAGCAAGGTTGAAATGTTTGAGTTCGCTAAATGGGCATCAATAAACGGATACAGATTATTTCCTTTTAGCGAATTATGGCATAAATTGTATGATCCAACCGATTCGGATTACTCTGATGAAATTCTTTATAACGAATTTAAAAACCGAAAGCAATGAAAACAAAGTTGCTCAGAAGACTCAGGCAGCAAGGTAGAAATTCCATCGAGGTGCTTTCTGTAAAAATCAGAGATGGTGTTACCATTGGAATGTCATATTCCTACACTGGAAATAAGTATCGTGGCTTATTCTCTTTTGGCGATACCGAGGCCGAGGTCAGAGAAAAAGCCTGTGCTATTTGGTTAAGATCGAATATTCGGGACATTAGGAGGAGGTTCGCAAAAAAATCAAGAAAATATAATCAAAAATAGAAAATGGCAATGAAACGAAACCCAATAATGGAAAAGGTCAGAAGTACCCCTGAATACAAAAAGGCGGTAGAAGTAATGGAATCTGACGAACGGGCTGGGCACGAATACGCTGAAAACATTGTCAAACAAAACACCGACAAATTTGACCGTAATTCGATGGATTTACACCAATTCAGCGGTTACGATTTGATGGAATCTTATATTGATGGTTGCCGACACAAAGCATCCGAACTCCAGCCCGAAATTGAGGCCGCAGAAGAAAAGGATTATTTATTCGATCTTTTTAAGCATAAATACGGATGGCAGTTTAGACCGATTACGAAGGACTACAAAAAGGAAACCTATACGACTGTTGAAATTCGGACTTTTGCCGAACTCTACAACAGCCCCGCATTTATCGAATATTACGAAGAAATGAAAGCAAAATGAGCAGTCATGGATTTGTAATAGCCGGAAAGGGTGTAGAGCCGAAAACTTGGACTGAAATAATCCGTTGCCCAAATTGTGGCAGTATAGAAACCGCCATAGTAACAGAAACCCCGCTTTGGAACATCTACGTTCACGACTGTATAAAGTGCGGATTTACTATCATGGAATCAGAATGGGAAAGAGTTGAACAAAACGAAGAACAAAAATGAGCGGTATAATAAAACTTGGCAACAATACCGAGGACGAAATCAATGAGATAGGGGACAATTGGTACGACAGGGCAAAAAGATTGTATCGCAAGTTCTTAGAAGAAGAAGACATAAGAAAGAAGGTCAGATGGTATCTTCTGCATGTCCAAATGTTTGAGCGTGTAAAATATATATTTTCTGCTTTAATAGAACAGTCCAAAAGAATACCAAAATTCGAATCAGGCGGGTACACCGAAAATCAAAACGAACAAAAATGAAACGAACAGTAACCGATTTTATCGAAGTGAAAGAGAAAGGGCACAGGTACATCCTTGCCAAAACTGACCGCCAAAAGTGTATGCCCGAAGCGAATTTCTTGCTTGGTATGGCCTTGGTTGCAGAATTGAAGGAGGGCGATACCCTTGAAGCTTTTCTTTGCAGGCAGGCAGAAAGGCAGCCCGTAAAACTCAATGTTGGCAGGCCTAAGGTGGCGAACCCGAAAGTGTATGTCCCGAAAGGTGACCCACGTGGACGAAAGAAATCAGAAAATCCAAAAGTGTACATTCCTACCGGAAATCCAAAAGGCAGACCGAAAAAGAATACAGACAATGCAACGCAGGCCGATTAAACACGTCAGGGCTTACGGAAGCGCCCCAAATTTGAACGATGTACCGCAGTGTGGTTCAAGTATTCATCCTTGCAAAGAAAGTGGCTTAAATCTCATTAAAATGAGCGACCGATTAATGACCGCTGTAATATTTGGGTATTTTGGGCTGATTGGGTACGGAGTGATTTATGGAATAATTCAATTAATAAAGTGAAGAATGACCGTGCAAGTGGACATATTGCCCCTGATTGTTGCGATTGAAGAAGCAAGCGGTCTGACGTGGGATTACATTACGGAAAACAATGTTACCGAATGGTTGGACTTCTACCGTGAAGAGGTCGAGGAAATGAATAAAACTTACATTAACAGAAATCTAAAGCTATGGAAAAAAATTTGAGTTTGTATGATTGTGTGAAGTTGATGTGTGGGAAAATAAAACCAATTGGCGATTCTTCCATTGATGCCGACAGATATAAAAATCTTTGCACTACGATAGAATTGACAAGTGCGCTTATTGACGATATAAACGATGTTTCATTATATCAGTTCAATAAGCCATATTCTGAAAGGCAGGCAGGGAAAACGGCAGAGGAATTTATGGATGCTTTACGTAAAAGGTTTGAACTATGAAAAAACTTACCATTCTCTTTTTCCTCCTTCCTGCCTTGTGCTTCGGGGCAACGGGGAAAATTTCAATTAACGTTACTTCGGGCTTAGACCTTGTGGAGGTGCAGCCTATATACTTGTCAAGTATCACGGTGATAGGCATAGGTACGATAACGATTTTGCCAAGCGGAGAAAGAACCGCTACGGGAAACGTGTCCTTCAATGACGAGTATGCCGCGCCGGGCAGGTTCTCCCTGACAGGTTCGCCCTCATCCACTTTTAAGGTGGTTTTTGGCACGGTCACGAATTTGAGCAACGGAAAATCAACGCTGACGGTCTCCGAATTGAAGACTTCGCTTGTAAACAATATCGGCACTTCGGGCATGGATGGAAAAGCCCAATTCACCGTAGGATGTTCGGTGTCGATACCTTTGAGCGCAACAAGTGGGGTTTACAATGGAACGTACAACATTACAGCATCAACAGAATAGTTTAATACTTAAAATTATGCCAATACTTAGAGTTTCAGATGAACTGTACGCCGTGCCCGAGATTATGGACTGCATGAAGGATTATTTTGATAGCATGGATGAATTGCCAAAAGATATGGTCGATAGCCATGTTTTCAGGGTTCAAAAAGAAGGGATGGACACGGAGGATTACCCGATTACTCTATACATGAATAGAGTTGATGGGAAGGTTGTTGTAACAAATTGTTTAGACTAAACAGAATAACGATAAAAGATAGAAACTATGGAACAGATAACAGTTGAAAAATTAGCGGAGGAAGTCCGCAAGATGCGCAGGATGCAGAAGGATTATTTTAGAACACGGTCATACGCTGTATTGATGGAATCAAAGGCGCAGGAAAAATTTGTAGACGCGATGCTGGAAGGCATCTTGCTTGATGGGACGAGTAAATTATTTTAATGCTTGAAACTATGGAAGAGTACGACAAAAAAAGCGGACTGAACAAACAAGAGTCTGCCGTAATGGATTTAACTGTTAAACTTTGGGCAAGCGTTCGCCTTCTTAGTAATGTAACAGAGCAAGAACTTCAAGAAGCCTGTTTCGCTATTCACGTTATACAGGGGTTGGCAGAACATCGTTGCTGTAAAAGGTTTTTTCCTAATTATTATCGTTAATACTTAAAACAATGAATAGAGAAATTTTGTTTCGTGGAAAACGGGTTGATAATGGCGAATGGATTAATGGATTTTTCGGTATAAAAGGAAAAGACACGGAGTATGAACGTATTTATATCATGATTGATACGTTGGACGTAAACCACGATTTTACCTATTTCTATCTCACCGATATAGAAGTTGTCCCCGAAACCATAGGCCAATTTACAGGCTTATTCGACAAAAACGGTAAGCGGATTTTTGAAGGGGATATACTAAGGTTTCCAGCAACATCACAATACGAAGAAACAACATATAACGCTTTTGAGGTGTTTTTCCATGATAATGATTGCTGCGACAAACACATAGGCTGGCAGTGTAATAGAATGCACCCACAGGGAAATTCAGCTGGCGGTAGTGAATATTGGAACATGATACCAAAACACACAAAGCAATTAATTGTTATCGGAAACATCCACGACAACCCCGATCTACTCAAATGATAAAAGACGTAACAAACGAGGTAAATTTCACCGTAACTGGCGGCGAGGTGAAAAGCGTTGAGTACAACGATGAAACGTGTACATACATTGTAACGGGAGTAGTAAAAGGGCGGACTATCCATCTCTATCCAAAAGACGGAGGCGGCAAGCGTTGCTACATTTCGGGCAAAATCAGCGGCCTAACCACTTCCGAGTACACCGCAAATTTCCAGTACGCAGCGAACGCAGCGGAAAAGATGGGATACACCGCTGTCAATCCAGTAGCGGTTAACGGGCAGAAAAAATGGTGCTGGCTTCGGTTCATGGTTGCGGACATTCGCCTGTTGCTTCCGTGCGAGGCCATCTACCTGCAAAGGAACTGGAAGGACAGCAAGGGAAGTAAGGTGGAAAGATTTTTTGCGAAGTGTTTACGGAAAACGATTATTTACCAATAAAAACAAAGCAATGGACACAGATTTTACAAAGGTGAACTATAAAACGGAATCCGACTTCATAAAAACGATGGATTTAAGACTATTTAAGACAGTCTATTTCTTGTCTGACGAAAACATAAGACACGAAGTCCGACTTCAACAGCGGTTTGTATGCGAAGAAAGCGGAGCGGAAGAATGGCTTGATGTACAAATTGTTGAACAATAAAAGCAATGGAAAAGCCATACATGATACGGAAGACCGTATACAAGAACGGAATCAGTTACAAACTGAACAATCGAAGGGTGACGGTTATTGAAGAAGAAAACGGAGCGATTCAGGTGCATTTTTACATCGTGGACGAAAACCCAAACCCGTCTGCCCTTTGCGAGCGAATACGCGGGAAGGTATCAAAGACCGCAATACGTTTAACGAGAGAGGGCGCGAAGGTATTAGCTGCTGCGCTTATAGAATTACTTAACGCGAAAGAAAACCAATAAAACAAAAAAAATGGAAGAAACAGCAACAATCTCACTTGAAAGGTATGACAGCCTTCTTAGAAAAGAAAATGAACTCGAAGCATTGAAGAAGGAATCTAAATCTGCTTTCGGAGAAGCCGGAAAAGAAGCGAAGGCGTTCAGTTTTGAGAAGGATAAACTTGAACGCGATTTGATAAAAAAAGACTGTGTAATTCGGATACGTGAAGCGGATATTCAGATTCTAATTAATGAAAATAGAACGCTTGTAAGTGAAATTAGAAGGGCGTCAAGAATGTCCCGCTCAGAGTTTAAAAAGTGGAAAGAATACGTTTTTGATATATCAGTGTTAGAAATACCATATCCTTACTTTTAAACCTTAATTTTTCTTATCTTTGCCCCATCCGTCAGATGAACCGTGTTGCGGTGTTAATATTATCCCCTGCGTAAAGGCGCAGTTGGTTTTATTCTTTTCGGTTCGCCGTCAAGCGTGGTGAATGGTGGATGGGGCATTTTGGAGCTAAAGCTAACTTGGTAGAAGCGGCTGACTGAAAATCAGCAGGATTGGATCGTAACCAAATAGCTCCACACTGCGCGGCTATGCTGAACTAAAAATGTATGCATAGTACTTGGATGTAGTTTACAAGGTAAAAATCCCATTCTTATGGGGGATAAAGGTTCGAATCCTTTCGCCCAAGCAAACGGTTTGCCTGTACCGTTCTACACACAGGCGATGCACAAAGAACGACCGAACCTCCTTGCCTGTGATAGGTAGGGAGGTTTTTTTAATTAATAATGCCCATCCATCACGGACAGGCATTACGTAATCAGCTATGAAAAAACTCCTATATCAATTTGACCAATTTTATAATCGGTTTACGAAAAATCCAAAGTACGGATAGGGAAAGTAGCCCTATGAGTTTCCAGATCGTGGCCGTCTTTTTCTTGTTGCTGTCCTTCAATTTGTCGTAACCGTCAATCTTTGCCTTGTCTTTCTTATCAATCGGTTGTACGATAGTCGTTGTGTCGTGCGTAGAAATGTCAATGTACTGCACTTTGACAGGTATCGAAACATCCTTAATGCCTAACGAGTGATTTAGAACCCCGCTGTGCCATTCTGCCGTTGAATAGGCATACTTGTTCGTCAGTAGGCTGAACGTGTCCCTTACCTCAACGGAATCGCGAATAACGTCCAATTTTACTTGTATGGTCGTGTCGTGGACTATCTGAGTAACAGTACGGATGGTTTCGGTAGGTACATAGACAACTTTCGGGGCGCACCCAAGAAACAGAAAAGGAATGATGTAAAGTAGTCGTTTCATTATGCAAATATTATTTCTCCGTTTTTAATAAAGAAATGAGCGTTACACCCTCCATTAAGTGCGACCGACGAGCTTACATTAATTAGCGACAAATCCTTGAATGTGTTTCCTAATAAATTCCATCTGCCGGGATTTGGATGCGCTGTTTGTGGAACAGTCACATCCAAACAAATGACAGAATGTACGTGTATGTTTTCTCCATTCTTTTTTCGCCTTGTGCATTCAGGGCAAAGAAATAAAATACCGTTCGCCTTTTTGCGTCTAACATTCCAATGCTCCTCTGTTTCGGAAACATGGTTTATCCAATGCGGATGTAGTTCGGTTAGTTTCATTCCTTCGTGAAAGGTTGCCCCTTTGAATTGGTGTTCATCCCCTTGAAGATGGAGCCGAAAAAGACGGATGCGGCCGTGATTCCTATTGCCGTGTATTCCTCATTCGTGAGGACGGGCATCAAGGATAACCACATCGGGATAACGGCGACAAAGGTTGCGTACGCCGCATTGAAGATGTTAACAGGTTTGATTCTTCCAAACTCCGACTGTTGCCAAGCTGTTTTTTTTGTTGCCATGATTTTATACTGTTAATTTAAATGATTGATTCCTGTTACAAGCCTTCTTCGCTGAAAGATGTACCCATGTAGCTCCCGTCTTCTTGTTTCGCTCCATAATGTTTTGGTCAAACTGGATTCGAAGGTCTTTAAGTGCTACCGTGATAATATCCCACGTTTCGGATGCTGTGTATCCTTTGATACAAAAGTCAGTCGCCGTTCCTGACAGATGAGCGGAATTGTAAACCCCACCTACGGCTTTATTAAGTGCAGGACTACGATACCATGATGTAAGCAAGAAAGGAAGCCCTATACGTTCTCTAAGCGGTTGTAGGACGTTTTGAGCGAACCAAGTAGCATCCGCTAAAATCTTCGGGGTCATTGAATTGTCAATGCCATGCTTTACGGCAAAGGTGGAGCGTGTTGCTTCTTCGGTAGTGAAATTTTCGGATAGTTTCATCGTGTCTCTTTTTTTTCAGATTCCCCAAGTTCGCAAAACGCTTTAGCCATAGGGCAGGTTTTTTTGTGGGTGCAAAGCTTTAAAAACGTGGCAGCATATTTATAACGGTTAAGCATTTCGTACACACCGAGTTTCTCATTCTTGACAAACTCCAATTCCTTTTCAAGCCCATCGATACGTATATCCTGTGCCTTCAACCGTGCATCCATCTTATCGATTATGTCGGTCAGGGATTTTATACGGCTTGCATTATAGCCGAAAACGGAACTTAAAAGCTTGTACCCAACGCCACCACCGAGAGCGACTAAAACGAGTTCGATAATTTTCTGTATATCCATATTTCTTTAGTGTTTCATCGGTGAACCGACAGAAAGATGCCATCTTTCGATATTCATCAACCGTCAGGCTTCCGCAGTTCCCGTCATCAATCCAATCCGCAAGGTTTCTTAGTGCCCTTGCAAATTCTTTGTATAGTCCGTCCATGTTTATAATGCATGATTGCTGCAATTAATAATGATATGCAAGAAATTACAATAGCAAAAGAACCATATAACGGAAATTCAATGCCTCGTCTGTACAGCACACCATAAATGAATGCAAGTACCGAGTTTATCAGCACGTTCCACAATAATACCCTATGCCAACCGCAAAAATAATGTTTTTTTGAGCAATCGATAAGGATTAATGTAGGAATTATCGCAGAGCCGAAAAGTACAGACGTGTAGGGGCGAATATCTTTACCAAATTTGAGCCAAACAAGATGCGCTAAAATGATAAAGATAGTCGCCAATACAGGATAGTACTTTTCTAACTTCATGGTTTCTTTGGTAGCGGTGTTGTTGGTATATCGTCAGGCGGTAGGTCGGGTGAACCATCGTCCCGCAAAGGGCTGTTTCGTAGGTTTCTCATTGTTTCAAATTATTAAGTGAATACTAAACATGAAATGGCGTCTATTGATTTATGTAAGTCGGAGGTGGACACGGGGTGTGGATTAGTGGGTTTTTATTTATTGATTCCAGAGTTAAATATATGACCTAAGTTTTTTTGAAAGGATGTTCGCCAACCTTTCATATCCTGCATCATTTGGATGCAATCCATCATCAAGAAAAACAGAAAAATTTGGAACGCCCATATTGTTTTCCTTATGTAATTCCAGTACCGGAATTGCTAAATACCTACAAATAAGTCTTTCGGCTTCTCTATAGAGTTCCAAATTTGCTGCAGGTGTTGCATTTGTATCTAATGGAAGCAGACATATAATTGTTGCATTTGGATTTTCTGTAACCAATTTTTCCATGCAATACCGAAACCCATTATAAAAATCAGTTTGACAGGAAGCATCAAGTTGGGCAAATGTCAACCCCATCGTTGTATTATAGTCTCCCAATATAGATTCAACCGTTGCGTCATTTACGCCTATCATAACCGTAATTAATCCCGTTGTATTGGGTGCAATTTGATTAATTTGTGTTATAAGCTGCCTTTCTGTGTAGGTTAAATATTTAACAACCGTCGCGCCCCCTACTGCCCTTTTTGTAAATGTACTAAATCCTAAAATATCATTTAGCCTATCCGCATAACTGTTATATGTTGGGCTACCGGAACCGTCCGTAATTGAATCGCCGAACGCATTATACGATATATCTGAATACTTTGAAAATAATGATTTTATTTCAGATAATAGCAATTGTTTAATTCCTTTATATGTTCCGGAAGAAATAACATAATCAGTTAATTTTGGTATTTCTATAATGGCTTTTTCCGAAACAATTAGTGGTAATGAGTTTTGTTCGGATATATAAGGGTGTAAAACATGACTATAAATTGCGCCCATGTATGTTAAAACCCCAAAGCAAAGGCTAACCATCCCTATTTCTGATAATAAAAATTTATCTATAATTATTTCTTCTGAACCTTCATCGTATGATAATACAAAATAAAGACCGTCAATGTAATACTTTATTAAGGCACCTATCGGTATGGTAGAAGTATCATACATTCCAATCTTTAAATCAAGGAATTGATTTGAAGAAGAAACTATAAAATAAGTTTCTGAATTACCAGTTTTACGACCAAAACCCCTGGCTATTGCTTCTCCGTTAGCATTACAACCAACGATAACAAATTCATCAATTAAATAGTCTGACGCCTCGAGTATAAAACTAACCGAACCGGTTAATCCTTTATAATATGATGCCTGAAAATCAGCTATAATCGTTCCAGTTTTTACCCATTCAGTATTTTGAAATTCTACATTTCCAGCCCCATTCGTATTAGAATATACATTCGTCGGAAGCGATGGGAGTGTATGCGGTTTCTTCACATTTATTTCGTGATGATCCTTTACCGCCTTCGACGTTGGGAACTCCGTGTCGGAATCGTTGATGACGGTCTTTTTGTTCGCTGCGTTTTCCTTCGTCGTTCCGAGCGTATCAATCTCCCCGTCAAGCTCCGCCAAAGCCCCGTTTGTGTCCGTTGCCGTGATGCCAGCGACATTTACGGTTATCTGCGTTGCAGCCAGTCGGACGTTGGCCTTTGCGACCCTTACGGATTTACCTGTTGTTGTCGTTGCTCGAATATCGGCGACGTTAGACATCGCCACTTCGGGTTCGAGCGCGTTTTCTGCTATTGTCATGTACTCTACCATAGTTGTATGTTTTAGTTATCGTAATCAAGTGCTTTGTTAATTTGTCCGAGGGATACGGTAATAGTTCCTACGTTGTCGTGCTTGTACATTATCGAGATAATATCGCCAGCTTCGAGATAAACAGGGTAATCGGGTAAGGTTGTGGTCTGCCATGAATCCGTCGTGTTGTACTTCTTTTTGTTGTACCATTGAGGGATTGGGGTAGTACTATTCTTGTATGCCATGCATTCGGCAATGCAAGCCGCCGAGACCGTTGCGGAGGTGGTCATGTGCAACCTATACCATCCTGTGTATTGCACCACGAAAAGACGGTCATCCGTGTCCACCGTGATACCGTTTTCACGGTCTACGGTCATCGCACAACCAGTTACAACGGTAGGAAGGGAATAGGTTGCTCCTGTTGGGACGGTGAAGGTCCCTGTGCCAATTATGAAGGCAGATGAAACTTTTCGTGCACCAACAAGTTTTATGCTATTTGTTCCTCCGTAGGTTGAAATTGTTCCAGTTAAGGTTTCATTGTCAATCGTTGCAGAAAAGACCCCATCTATATCGCAGGAAGTTAAATTTCCATTTGATAGAAAGGTGTTGTATAGATTTCCAGCACCGCCATTAAGTCCTATGTTGTTGAGCCTTAAATTTCCACTACCAAATATACGATGAATACCGTTTGTTGAATTTAGGTTGTTTTCATATATTTTTCCCTCAATATCGACATTATAAATCGGTGCTTTCCCTATATTATTGTAAAGTCTTGTAGCTTTTACGTTGAAAAATGAATAATTCGGTGGGTCAATATTGAATGACCAATCATTGTAATCAATATCAAAACCATCTACCGGCTCAATAATGTCACCAAGTTCGATATTATTTTGATTTATCTGCCGCATTATAAAACCGAAAGGCCAAGTCGCCGTATCGGTAGCTGCAAACTTGAAATCAACCGTGAACGTCTGTGTTGTATAGAATGTCGGGATATTAGTTTGCGGGTCAATAAGTAGCCAGTTTGTGGCGTCAAGAGACCATGCGCTTGCTGTTCCCACATTCCCGCTTAAAGCCTTCCAAACCATACCACAATAAACATAATAGGTATCCTCTCCTGGGTCTGCCATTTCTGCGTGCCACGTGCCGCCCCAAGTGTACGCTCCGTATGTCCCTGCTGAAAAGTGTGCCGGAATAATCCCGATCCTGATTCCCCGCGTCTCAAAAGAGGTCGGGGATTCAGCGGCGACAATGATGCCCAAGTCCTGACCGTGACCTGTGATTTTGTACTTCGCACCGGGGGATAGCTGCGAGGCTGCTATCATGGCTGCGGCATCGGCGTAGGCAAGAGTGATGTTGTCGAATCCACCTCCGATATACCGAGGCAAAGACCAACCTGTGTCTGTATATTGGCGATACCAAAGACCTGTTGAGGTAAAGAATATTTCCTTCGTGTTGCGTATGTCCGCAGCAACGATATAGCCCATAGGTGGAAAGTCTACCGCTTCATCACCGCAGGTGTAAAACCCATCGTACACAATTGCATCAAGTTCGGCTGGGGTGGTGAAATAGGCTTTTCCAGCCGTGAACCCTGATATTTTCGCCTGCCCACCACCGTCAAAAGAACAGATATAGTCCTCTGCCAACGGAACAAGGGCCTGCTTGCCAGCTAAGGCTATTAGAAGCCCTTCTACGTTCTTTAATTGCCAAAGGATGTCATCGTTCTTTATGACCTCGGAATCCCCCGTTAGGATGTCCGTAACCATGCGTAGATAACGTGCGGCAAAAGCGGCGGCGGCTTCGGATGCGTGAACGGGTAGACCGTTCTCTTTTATTGTAGTGTCTGCCATTATGCGGTCGGGCTAATAGTGAGTATTAATTCATCTTCATTCGTGAGCAGCGTTCCGTCTTGAGTTATCAGCATTACGTCACCCTCCATATTTTGCGTCATGCGGTTGGTGGAGGGAACAAGGTCTACCTTTAACGACCAAAGACCGCTATCTAATAGAGTGGTCTGCAGTTCACCATCACGACAATATTGTACACCACCTATCAGGATAGTATCAAGGCAAAGTATGGCGTTCAGCTTCTCAAGCATCAGGTCGTCAAAGCCTTCAAGAGTAAGCGTATAAACGTACTTTGGTTTCGCGTATGTAACGGTCGGTTCGTTTTTTTGGTTCATAAAGACCTCATAATCCCCTCCGGGTTTGAAATGACCGGGGGCAAAACCACCATCCAAGCGTACAAGGAAAGAATGATTCAAAGACCAAGCACCAAAGACTGTTTCGTAATCATTCGCTGTGTTGTGATAGAGTAAGCTGATACTCTTTTCGTAGGAATCCACCAAGATAGGGTAAAAGTCCATGTATTTTACCGTATCGGTCTCGATGGTGAAGTAAACCACCGTATTTAGATAGTGGATAGTCGATTGAAGGGTACTGATAGCATTTGCAATGACAGCAAAATTCAGGTAGGCGTCCCAATAATAATATGCCCCAAAGGTGGTCTTTGTGAAGGTCGCAGTTGCTGCGGTTATGGGTATTTCGTACAGAGCAGAGTAGCATTTGAGGTAGAAGGTCGGAGCCAGGTTCTGCGAGGAAAGGAACTGTACATGAAGGGGGTCGGTAGTCCCGAAACGCTGTAAATATTTGGCGGGGTAAACCGTAGTCGGTGTCAGGCTTATTTTCGCTGTAAGCGGGCAGGTGGTCGGAATGACTATGTTTGAATTGTAAATCATTTCAGTAAGCCGTTAAAAGTTACCGTACTGCGTTTTGTCAAAGGCAAAGTTACATCATTTAACCGAAAATTGTGCGTCAAACCGTTTTTTTCGTCTATTGCCGTGAAATATTGCCGAGGCCATTCGTTTATTTGTGCGAGTGTCCATAAGTCCATAAGGCATTCCATTTCGAGACGGACAGGGAGATAAAGGGGTGTTGCCATGCCGATAAGAAGTGCTGCGGATGTTCCGTTGTACTCTGTTACCGCCGTAGTCTCTGTTCCAGTGAGTGAAACAAGCAAAGAACTACGGTCTGTTGAGACGAATGTAATCGGGGTCGTGTCGTTCCATTTCGATACTTTAAGATAGGCAGCATTGGCGATAAGCATCCGCATCGGGGAGAAAGGAACATTGAAGTAATGCGAGTTTACAATTCGCGAGTTCGGGGTTACGATGAATGTTTGGGACTTGTAAAGTGTGGTCTCCCCCAAAACAAACGGATTCACGGCAAAGACAAAGACCGAGGTATCGGATTCTTTTGTAGTGGAGGATTCTCCTTTCTTTGAGACGATAAAAGATTCAATGGTTGTTGGAGTGCCTTTGAACGGACAAACCAAGTCCAATTCAGCGTCTGTGTTTCCAAGTTTGAAGGTATTCTTACAGAGCGGGTCAAAAGTGCCGTTCTTTGCGTCATCGTCCGATTCAAACCCAGCGACTACCGAGCCGTAAATCAGGCCTTCATCCGTTGCCGTTTCGATTCCCAAACATTCGGTTATAGTCGTTGCTTGTGTGTCAGCAAAGAAGGTTGAAGCGGGTGCTACGGTCAGGGTCATATCATCACCTCCTACCGAGTCCGTAATTTCGTAGTCTGCCCCATAACAACATAAAAGAAACTTCATCACATCCTCAAATGAAACCGTAATCGTAGGGTTATCGGTCTGCGTCAGACCTTGTGCAGATGAAAGCACAGGAACGTAGGTTGTGTGTGTGAGCGAATAGGTAAGTGCAGGAGGGACAACGCACATTTTTGCAAGCAAGGCTGTAAGCAGGGCTTCGGGTGTTATAGTAAAGATGGGATAGTCTACAAGGGTTGAGGTTTCGTAAGAAGTGACTTCTAAGCGAAGGTCTGAAGAAGACCCCTCTTTTATCCAAGAAGGGCTTTTCGATGTATTATACATCAGTCTAATTACATCACCCGTTTGCATTATGAAGGATTTTGTTACCGCCGCTGGATAATTGAAAGCGGCAAATTCATCCTGACCATTCCCTGTAAAACCCCAAGATGTTTGCATCCACGTATATTTGTCAAGGAGCAATGTCCCTCGATATTGTGCAAGAACAATTGAAGCGTTAAATTGGGCATTTAATCCGGGTAGTTCGATGATAAGATTCCCAAGTGTGGTTTTTACCGTGTATGTTCCGGCCTCTGTTGCCACAAAAGCGAAATTATTGAACGTTAAACCTACCGTTGCATCTGCGGTAGACAATACTCCGGGTAAAATCCAGTTTGATGGAGCATGATAAAGCGGGGAAGAAGATGTTATTTTCTTTACGATGCCTGAAACGATATTAGTTGTGTCGTGGTCTATCCCTGTGTAGTTGAGTACGTGCGTTGTAGGCAACGGAATTTCGTAGGCAGTACTTTTGTTCTTTTCAACCTCCTGACGTGGAGTAGAGGCCGCAAACTTCATTGACACCGTTCCTCCGTTGCGTTTATAGGTGTTGATCTCCCCTTTCCATGTACGAAAGAGTGTCATCGACCAATCAGCGTTGAAACGTTTGTAAAGTGATAGGGTAACAGGGAGGTTCGAAGCCCGTGCGGTAGTAATCAAGGTAGCGGCAGGACCAAAGAAACTAAGTTCAGAGGTTAGTTCCCGCTTAACCGTGAAGAGTTCACGGGAGATTCCCATCTCCATTTCATCCCAATTCGCAGGCGTGGTATCTACCTGACCGCCCGAATAAGAGAGCCTGAATATGTTTTCATCAGGCATCATGCCTTTTTACGGTTTTTATAGTTCATCATAACCCCGAAACGATAGGTTGATAGCACGGTAGTAATGATGTTCACCGCCATATTCAGAATTATAGCGGAGGCCATGATAATTAGCACTTTCCACCAAGCAACACCCAAAGGCCACCCTGCAAGCATAGCAACAAGCGAATAGGGCACGTAAGCTACAAGAAAGTCAATGGAAAGTTTTTTGAGTTTAGTTGCCATAGCGTTTTGATTTTAGTTCGTCCATCAATTTTGGTTTTCTGGATAGTGCAGATTTGATGTCTTTCAATTCTCTGACTATCTTTTCTGATTCAAAGTTAGCATTAACAATGATAGGTTGTTTGTCTTTGCCTGAAAATTGTGTACCAATGTCCCGCATATCGGGAATATACCGTGCGTCCTCATAACCCGGTACTCCTGCTTGTTTCATAGCCCAAGCCCCACCTAAAGCGTTGATTTGGTCGTTATTCAGGATGGTTTCGCCGTGTCTGACGTAGGCAAGGATATTATCCCCGTTTGCGTGTTGTGGGATATTTGGGGCATCGGTTATACGGCCTTCGGCGAGGACTTTGCCGCCTTCGGCAAAATACGGAATGGTTTGGGCAGCAATAATAGCGGCCTGCGCTATACCCATAGCAATGTAATAGGGTGTCATTGCCTGTAAGACGTTTGACGGTGAAGTAATGTTCACGGCGGTGTTTATCGCTACCTGTGCGAGGGCCGCGGCTTGGTCAAAAAGGAATTGGTTGCGCTTCAATTCTTTTTCCTTCCTGTCTGTCTCGTCTTTCTGTGCCTGATAATACGCTTCCGCTGCGGCTTTCTCTTTCGTGGTTTCCTCTTCTGAAAGTCCGAGGGCTTCGATAGCCTTTATTCTGTCATCGTAGGCTGTTTGGTTTACATCTGCCTCCTCTTCAAGTTGGTCCATCTGACGCTCAAATAGACCATCACCAATAGTTTGTATAAGGTCTACTGCCTGCCGTGCAATCTCGTACCGCGCTTGCCGTTGTTCTTCCTCAATCTTTTCGGTATCGTCAGCCAGTTTTTTGCGTATTTTCAGTATAAGGTCTGCTTTTTGCTGTTCAGAAAGCACCTCATCGGCATTTACGGAATTAATCATAGCCTGCGCATCGTAAAGAGTTGTCAGGCGTAAGTCGTAGGTGTCTTTGCGGATTTCACGGATTTCCTTTGCTTTTTCTTCCTCTGATTTGGTTTCATCTTTATTGATAGCTGAAATCATCTTTTCGCTCTCATCCATGATTGAAACGTATTCATTTGCAGAGGTTTGGACTATCTTTTCTTTTTCCTGTGCATACCATTCATCCAGTTTTTTACGGTCTTTGGTGTTCTTCTTTGCTTCTTCGTACTCTTTTTTAAGCAGGGCGAATTGGACACGCTCATCCTCTTCTGCTACCGAATATCGTAGGTTGAACCACGAAATAACCGCCTGCTGACGTTCCTTGAATGAAATTTCATCTGATGTAGCCAATTCTTTTGCTTTCTCGATATACGTTTCCATTTGGAGAGCAAGCATATTGTAGGCTTCGGCTTCTTTGCTGATAGTCTTTTCCTTTTTGTCTTTTGTGTCTCCGCCCCAAATATCTATTCCGTTTTTCTTCATATATTCGGCAGCCGCTGTATATTTCTTCATAAATTCTTCGAGCGTCAGTTTCTCATCGGCAGATGTTTTTTGGTACTTCTTTGCCCTGCTTTCTCTGATATTATCTACATCGTGGTAGAGGTCTTTGAAATAATCAACATAAATCTTTCCATGCAAACCAGCATTTGAAAAGTAATCAACAATTAATTGTCCTGTTCTTTTAAGGCTATATCCAGCCCTTTGCGCAAACGTAACAGGGTCGCTTATGGCCTTTCTTAAAACCTCCGCTTCTCCCGCTTTCTTGATTGATGTTTCAAGGTAAGCGTTTGCTTCTGCCATCATCCACATTGCAGTAGCGTAAACGGTGGCGTTTCCAGCCATTTTTTCCTGAACCTCTACAAATGTCTTAACATATCCGTTTGTCTTCCCGAATTTCTCGTTATATTCATCAATGGCATCCTTTTGAGAAATAATGCCTCTTTCAGCCAACGACATTATGGCTGTCATCTCGTCAAATTTCTTTACCGCTGTCGTATATTCGTTGTTTCCCTCTTTAATGGATTTTACGAACTCTCGGTGTGCCTTTGTTACTGCGTCTGTGTTTGAAAGGAAATCTTTAATTTCCTGACTGTATTGTAACATCAGGGTCATTCCTACAATCATTGCAGTATTTAAGGAAATTAAGGACATGCCCATCGTCTTAAAGGCATAACCCCAACCTTTGGCCTTCCCTGTTGTATTGTCTACTTGGTTTGCCAACTGTTTGAACCCATCGGTAAGCATTGGTAGGTTGTTTGACAAGGACATTAATCCTATCCGTGCATCAATGGCAAAGTTCGGTAGTTCCCGCATGACCTGTGTCATTTGGAAGGTCGAATTATAGGCGTTGTTCATGCCTTTTCCTACTCTCGTAGTAGACATTGTAGCTCCATCTAACGCTGATTTGTAGTTTCCAACGTTCAATGCTGTGTCTCCAGTAGCAAGTTTTGCCTGCTTCATTGCCTCACGAAGCCCCAAAGTATCCTGTTGAAGCTTTACAAGTGAAGGGTCTGCCGCTATCTGTGCTTGAGATAGTTTGTTTAAAGTGATGGTATTTAGAGAATATTGAGCCGAAAGCGCGTCATAAGAGCCTGAAACAGAGGCATTCATTTGCATTTCCAGCTTAGTAATGCGGTTAAGCTCCTGTTTTGTGTATGAAAGTGAAGCTATGGCCTTTGCCTCGGCGGTGGTTGCCGTTGCCACCTGTGCGGCAAGCGCTATCTCCTTTGATTTTTGGTCGCTAAGTTCTTTTGTGATAGCCACTGCTAAGCGTTGCTGTTCGGTCAGTTCGTTGACGGCTTTTGTTAGTTGTTTATAACCTGCATCTGAGGATGTGCCACCTTTACCGATATTGACGTTTATCTTTTCGACTTTACCGATAAGTGTATCAAGTGCAGTAGATAGTTTGCCAAGTTCGGTCTCCCATCCTGCTTTCAGTATATTCTCAATTATCGGATTGTCCATTCTGTTGTTTTTTTGCGTTCATTTCCCTGACAATATCCTGTGCGGCACGGTATTCGGCCAATGCCGATTTAAGGTTTATGGATGGGATGTAGGATTGAATGACTACCAGTTGCCTCATACATTCTTTCTTTGTCGGTTGCTGTCTATCCCCCAACTCTTTTTCAATCTCGTCAATCTTTATCATTAACCCTTTGTAACGGTCAGAGGCAACGGCTACCAAGTTCTGTCCTTCGGCAGATGTAACGCCCAATTCCGCAAGTACAAGCTCCGATTCCTTTGATTCTTTGTTTGAAAGGACAATGATGCAAGCCCCGATACGATGGGCACGTTTCGACAGCCTGTCCATATCCTCATACAGTTCTTTTGTGCGTGAAAACGAACCCCCTCCGCTTGCCTCCGCATCCTGCTCGACAATAGCGTGCCACGCCTTCGATAGTTCAGCTTTCGTGCCTTTACCGAGCGGTGATAGGTCTAAAGGGTCGGAGCATACTATCCTAAAGTATGTGCGAAGGTCGAGTTCGTCTATTGATTTAACCATTGATGGACGTTTTTTTGTAGGCGAGTAAAAAGGATTTCTTCAACATAATAACGTAATGCGGTCTGATTAAGTCCTAAAAGAGCCTGTCCGTATTTAGCTTCAAGTTTTGAAAACAACCACGAATCAGACCTTACACGGAGAGCCCCCCCGCCTACATCAGCTACAAGGGTATCGTAAAGCCAACGCCCTGTTACTATCAGGTTTGGAGTTCCTGACGGACGCTTTGCGAACAGAGGGTTATGTGCACGTTGGTCAAGCCTGTCCTTCCAGTCTGAATACCTTTGTGCCGCATCCCTTGTCTTGAAATATGGGTCATCTTGATAGGTCGGGCGTAAGGAGTTTCCTTGTGCATCTTGCCCTGCGTAAAGTTGGTCTTTCTGCAAGGCAAGAAGCAAGGTTTCATCTTCCTTCATCAACGTCTGAATCTGTTCTACCAGGTTCAGCGTCCTTAGATTGTTTTGTAGCCTTTGGAAAGCATTCATCCTTTTTCAGCATTACAAGGTCTTTATCAGTATCCGAGAGGTGGGCAATACCTTGACTGCCCTTTGAAAGACCTTTCAGCACGGAAGTATCCATTCCGATACTCCCGTGTGATAGTTTGATTTGGATGTGCATCTTAAGCAGGCGTTACGCTCAGGACGTTGGATTCGTAACCGCCAGTCTGTCCGTTGCCAAGAGGTGTAGCCAGAGCAGCTAAAGCGGTAGGGCCAGCCAATGACAGGTAGTTCAGTGCCGTGGCGAACGTCCCGGCGAGGGTGAAAGTACCAGCGGTTGAGGAATACGTTACAGAGGATGGGGTAACGGCGGCTCCAGTCGAGGCCAAAATTAGCAACCAAGCACCCGCCTGTTCAAGAGCGGCTTCATTCGACAGGCCGAGGTCTACAAGGTTATCCAAGCGTTGAGCCTTGACAACGATAGCGGTAGCGGTTGCCTCAACGAGGTATAATTTTACATTATGGATGCCTGAAAGTTCATCCTTCAATACCGTGCCAGCATCGAACTTGTAAAAGTCCAGTTTGTCAGGATTTAGGAACATTTCCTCATCCTCAAAGCGGACGTTCATAAACTTGTCGGAAGCATTCGTACCGACTGGCACTTTAAACTCGGGGTCTACCTGACAGGATGCACCTGTAAATGTAGTGCCTGCGGCGTTCTTTTGTCCCCACAAGTAACCGCGTTTGTCGGACAGAACCATTTTCAGACCGCTATTCCCCATGAAGCGGAAGACGGATTGAAGTTGCCCCAAGCCACGTTCAGCCAAACGGAATTGAAGGGTAGGTTTACCAAGTTCGGTATGGATGTGTACACCATAGCCCGAAGCCTGTGCAGTGTTGGCTGCGGTGTTGTCCGTGCAGTCAATGACGTGGAAATATGGGTAGATACGTGCAGACTTTACATCAGCAAGCGCATCGGCTTTCAGTGCAGTAAGGAAAGCGGCATCGGTGGCGTAGGTTGCCATCGTGTAGGCTTTCGATTCAGGAACAAGGATGAAGCCGTTGATTTGATTTACATCAAAGGCGCATCCATTCGTTCCGAGGTTGCCCCAATGTGAGGCACAAATGTTATTGTAGTTGTTCATTTTAACAGGTTTTAAGTATTCGTAGTTTTGTATTCTTTATTAAGACAGCGTCAATATAATCGTTCGTGTTCTCTCCGTTCAGTTGGGCGTTGTAAAGTGGCTCATACCGTAGGCAAAAGCCGTTTTCCGTGCCGAAATAAGCATCCAAAGAGTCCTCCAAGTAAGCAAGGATGTTCAGTATGATAGGATTCGGCGTGTTCGCGTCCTTCTGCTCCGACGTCCAAGTAAAGTCCGTAACGGTAGCAAGTACCATTTCGGGGATTGTCACTACATCGCCCTCATACGTTACACCTTTTGCATTGACGTGAAGAAATGGGTATTTGTCCTTATCGTCGGAGTATTCCCCCATTTCGGCAATCCACTCTTGTGCGTAGGAGTACTTGAATTTCAGCGTGAACTCAACACTCTCAGGGCTTACGCCAATCGGAAGCCCTGACGCAGCGAGAATGGCGCGGCCTATCTCATCCCCAAGGACAAGGTTTGCTTTCACCTTCGTCTCGATGCGAGGCACAACGTAATCCCGTATGGTATCCTGTACATTCATAGCCCCAAAGCGTTTTCAAAGCGTCCACGGATTGAAGAACCATCGAACCAAATGAACATTCCCCATCCTTCGTAATTGTATTCATACGTAGTACAGAATGTTGCATAGTTCTCGGCAAGGTACTCAATGGCAGGAATCAACTTCTTTATCATCCGATTCCAAACAGGAAGTGTCCTAACAGTATAGGATACCCGCGTTTTAGAGTCTCCATTGGCGAGCAACGTACCATCCCCGACCCTTGTATCTTGGTCAGCCCAATACTTACAGAAAATGTAATCAGCGATAGGGGAATCTTTCAACGTAGCGTCAATAATCAGCGCGTCAAAAGCAGCCCATTTCTCTGTTGCATAATCTACAATGTATTCGGTGTACAATTCATTACCTAAAATAAGCTTAAGAAATTCAGGCTCATAATAATCGATGAAGTCGTTTAGGACGGTCGCCTTGTTTGTAGAACGTGCGGAAGGAACACCCACCGCCCCCGAAGAGAGGGGCAGCAGGCGTTCCCGAACAAAATATGTGCTGTCTATGCGGCTCATTTAATCAGGCCAGTAAAGCTTGATAGCTTGGAAGTTTATCCGAGTTGTACCAGTTCCCGTTCCTTTGAAGGTCGTATAATACTTTAAATAACGGTTTTCGGTAGTATTCGATATAATCCCCGTAGTATCAGCGGTCGAGCCTTTCCAGTTCAGCGTTCCGATAGAAGTGCTGTCACCTTTCAGCGCAGACTTTTGTCCCCATAGGGTTACCAAAACATTGGTATGGTTTCCGCTCAAAGAATCAAGATGAACAATGAAGTCCTGCGTTGCAGGCCACGGTTCAGCCATAGACCATTTGAAGGTACGCCCTACGGTATTGGTCAGCGTATAGGGTGTGGATACTTCCAAATAGGTATATCCGGGTGTCATTGTGGGAACGGTCACGGTTTGGGCTTGCATGAAAGTGAATCCAATGCAGGCGATAAGCAATAAAACTAACTTTTTCATCGTTGTATGTTATTAGTGGTTATTACTATTTATCCCTGCGGTTGTGCAGTAATTTCGCTCAAAGCGGTAGCGACAGAATCAACCTTTACAAAAGCTTTCTTGTCCACATCCTTCACGCGAAGGTTTTCACGTTTGTATGCAAAAATGGTAACCATGCGTTTGATTTCATCGTCAGAGGTGCGAACCATTTCGATAAGCAAGTCGTCAAAGACGAACAGTGTAGCCATATTGAAGTCACCAACGATAAGAGTATCGGCAGTTGCCAGAGGGTTGGAAACATAAGAGACGCCGCCAAAAGATGGGGTTGCCCCAAGTGCCCAAGCCTCAAAGATGTAACGACCCATCGTGTCCTTTGCTTCTTTCAGCGGTTGGATGTCAATCGGGGAGGCCACAAAATTGGTAGGATAAGCACCGCCGAGCATGTCAATCTGAATCTGTAAACCGATTTTGTTGACCAAGTCCACCAGGTTAGGAACTACGACTTTCGATACTCCAGCGGTTACAAACGGGGTTGCGTAGTATTCGATACCTGCGATTTCATTTACAAGGCCAGTACCAGATATAAGGCTGGTGTTTTCCTTGATTTTCATGTTCTTGTTAACAAGAGCCTGAACTTCACCGAGTACATAATCAACATCGTTGATCTGGTCTAAGCCAATCTTGATAAAGTCGGACAGGCGGCGGCCTTCGATGGATTTTTCAACCCACGTCAGGTTAGATTGAGTGGTCGGTGCGGTGGCTTCAGCTATACTACCAGCATTGTTAGTTACTGCCAGTTGTTCAGACCAACGGACAAAACCTCCATTATTACTGCCAAGTACGACAGTCGGGAACAAGTCAGCCATAAAAGGCATACCCCGCTGAATCTGTCCAACGACAGGGTCACGATAGGCCAGCGTACGGTCGGTGAAATTTGCGGAGGTCACGTCTTTGACGGTAGTGCCAAACTGCAACTGCTTGATAGTGCCAGCAGCCATTTGTTTCAGCTGTTCTTTATTCTCAATCAGAACGTCACGGAAGGTTTTCTTCTTCATGCCTTCGCCCTGCAATTTCAGAGCCGTGATAGTTTCGCCTTGCTTCGTGACAGCTTCAGTCAGTTTGTCGATTTCGGCAGATTTGTCCAAACCTTCAAATTTGGCAGTCATTTCTGACTTGAAAGAGTTCAACGCAGTTTTCAGGCTCTCAACGTCCTGAATCTGCGGGATGGATGCTTTGAAGCTGTCCAGTTCGGTCTTAAAGGCCGCTTTCATTTCTTCGGGTGTCATAATTTAGTTGTTTAAGTTAGATTTTAGAAACTGTATAAATTCGTCTTTGTCGATAGTGCCTTCGCGGCTATCTTTTTGAGTGTCCGTGGACGGCTCTGATTTTACGCTTATTGTCGGTGTGGCATAGTTAGACCCGATAGGAACGGCAGAACCTTCTATCAGCTTTGCCTCGGTAACAGCCCAAAAGTAACCGAGTTCTTCGGCTACAGACTTGTTTGCCACCTGTGGAATGTATTTGTCCCAATTATCCTTTTCTTCCTGATAATACCTTTCCTCCGAGTTGATGCAAAGGAATAGGTTTACATATCTCATACCTACCGAATGATTCCTGACCCATCCTTTCATATACTGTTTGAACATATATTCGTTTCGCTCCTGCTCGATGATAGAGTCGAAAATAAGTGCTTGCGTGTTTCCTTCAAAAGGCTGACCGAGTGCTGCCCACGACATAGTTTTTACAGATGCCGTTACTTGGTCGCTGATAACATGGTCGAACTTCATTTGATGCTCCTGAATATGATACGGGGATTTGTTTTCTTTGAGCGTCTTATTCCAGATTCCAGGTATATGACAGTCACAGTGCGAATCAATCAGGTTGGTAGTGTTGATAACCACCCTTGCCGTAATCTTTGTCAGGTCGGTCGATTCATCCGATTCAGCCTTTACCGCTTCGCCTTTGCTGTTGATGTGCATTATATCAAAGTCGCAGGAGTCAGCCATTTTCATAGCCGATTTCTTTTCTGCAATCACAAGAGCTTTGTTCTCTTTGATGCGTTTTATTTCGTCCCAGTTTGCCATAATTTATAGATTGGTTCAGGATTGTTCTTCCGTTCTTCCTTTTGCTTTTTGAGCTTCTCGTAAGTTTCTTTGTCCATTACCGTCAATTTAAAAAGTCCGTTACTATTCGTTGTGCATCCTCTTGTTGGATAAGCCCAGCCGTGATGCCGTTTGTCAAGGCCGTGATAGTCTTGTCGAGTGCCGTAGCCCTTTCAGTCTCCGACTTCTGGAAGCAGTCCAGATTCGAGAAGTCAAAGTAAAACTTCCATCCGTCAGCCTTGAAAATCTCGTCAAAAGCCTGCGAAATGATTCCAGCGTCAGGGATAACAGCACCCTCATACATCTGCCTCTGTGCCTCGGTGAACGTGTTATACTTTGCCTCATCTGGTAACCCTATCAGCGGTGCAGGCATATTGTAAGAGAGTGCAATAGTGCGTTTGTCTGTATTCTCACCCTCGAACAGTCCTAACTGCGCTACGTTGCGGGTTATAGGAGTGTATTCCAAGGGCACTTGCGTGATGACGGAATGCCATTGACCGTCAAGATATCCGTATTTCAGGAACTCGTCCTGAATGGATTTCTGTACAACAGGGTCGATTCCCATGAAAGCCCCCGTCTGGTCTTGTCCAGTCTTCGGGGACAAGATGCCTTCTGCACCACGTTTTACGATAATCTGGTTACGGGACTCAATAGAAGCAACTATATTCGTTATCGGCATACGTAAGGAGTCTATCCTGCTCGTGGGGCGGTATTCATAACCTGAACGCAGATTAATCCCAGTTCCCCGTATTTCTTTGATATACTTTGTAAATTCACCCCGAAGCATGAGCGGCATTCCAAGGATGTTGATCGAATAAGTATCTACCAAATTAGTGAATTGTTGCGGGTCTGCAACATTGACACCTGTCTTGTACGTGACTGAAACGGCGTTGTTAGGGATGGGAACAAGCCCTGTTACCGTGTTGAATCCTTCGGGCATCACCTGATACAGATAAGCAACCCCGTACACGTTGATGCAAGCGTCGATGTACATAAGCAAGGAATTGCGTGTCATCAGGGCATTTGGTCGGTTGATAACTTTCATAGCCTTATTGAAAGCGTCGGATGTTTTGGCTTTCTCCGTAGCCGGGTCAATGGCTATCATCTTCCCATTTACCAGACCCTCGCACTTCTTTTGAACGATAGCCTGTAATGTCGGGCAGTATTCATAACAGGCCGTGTAAAACTGATTTCCCGTTCCTGATAACTTACGAACAGCGGACGATGTGCTGCCTCTTGTTATCGCGCTGATAACATCGGCAGGCAGGTTTGAGAGTGAACCGTCATTGTTCAACCAAGAAACCTCCTTCGATGCTTCTTTGGATGGTTTAGGCGTGAAAATCTTTTGAATACCTTGCTTTAGATTCATCGGTATCATTTAATTCTACAAAGTAAAGCTAAATCTTATGTTGTTCAACATCATTTAACATCTTTTAACGTAATGGGACCTCGTACTGGATCGACATACCGGCAGCGTCGAAGAAGTGGTCGAAGCCGTTCTTTTTGGCCTTTTGCAGTTGAATACCATGTATTGAGTCCCAAAAATAGTTTTCTTGCTCACGCTTAATCCACTTCCGATTGACCAAGGTAACACGGTTTTTCTTCATCAATCCTATACGCCACTCTACGCAGCCCTCGAACTTCTTGCATGGTACAAACCTTACGTTTGTTACGTGTGCCCGTGCCTGTGCATTGAGGTCATCAATGTATTGAGGGTTGGCAATATCGCACACTACGACCCATTGAGCCATGGGGATGCCTGGATTCGTAAGCTCCCAATCTTCGGCTTGTGTCTGGTAGTACGGCAGAAATAGGGTGTAGAACTCCCCAGCATTTCCAAACGACCCGTAAATCGGACAGTCGTACACAATCGACCCTTCAATCTTCCGTGAGTCCGCAAAGGCCCATGTTCCCGTTGTGTTGCCGAAGTCAAGGCCAAACCAGCGATTTTGGAAGACTTTCGGGGGCGCATCGACGTACTTGACAGGAATATCCTTGCCACCGAAGATAACGCCCTCCATAGCACAGCGGACGCCCTCGCCGTATATCATCCACTGCGTCCTATCAATAGTCCCGGCTTTTGTGTTCGCAGCATTCGGTCGGCGTTTGTCTTCATCAAGTGCAAGGTCGGCAAATTCCCACGGACACCACGATTCATATTTTGCGACCAAAGCGGGGTCAACGTAGGGGTTATCCCTGTATGTTGAATGCGTGAACCACGTATGCGGCTGGCCCTCTTGTTTGAAAATCCAATGGTCTGTGAACTTCGGATTCCAGTCGGCAACCTCTAACATTGAACAGCGTTTTGTGGCGGCCTTGTATGCAGCCTCCGACACCTCCATAGCTTCATTGATAAAGCATATCTGACATGGAGGGTACTCTACGTCTTCCTCCAGACCTCGGAAGTAGACCATATTGCCGTATAAGTTGTATTCGGGTTTCTGACCGTAGCCTTTCAGCAGGTCGGGGTTATACGTCCCGATAATCTTCATGCAGTCCTGAAAGTCCTTAAGTGTAAAGTCCCGGCAGTTGGTCAGGGTGTCACGGTAGATGTATATATGCCAGCCAGCATTCGGATTATTGGAACAGAGCCACTCCAAAAGATGGAAGAAGCAGAAGGTCTTGCTACTTCGGCTCCCGCCTTCATTCCTGATTCTGATGCACCGCTTTGCCTCCGCTTTGAAATAGTTGTCACTGACTATTTTTGCCATGACGTAGAAGAGGGGGGCGGGTGCAAATGACATATTTACTTACAGTTTTGTTTTTCGCTCGGCGAGCGGTTGAAAGGATTGTTACTTTTTTGGCCTTTTAAGTTACGATTCGTTACTTTCAGGCGCACTCACCTTGATGCTTGATGCCTGCAATACCTGACCATCGAGGGCTACGGTTATCGGGGTAGACTGTATCGGCTTGTCACCTGACGTTACATCCAGTTTGTCACCGTACAATTTCGGGTAGTACTTGCATATCTCCCATTTCCAAGTATCTATCATTACGCGGGCGGCTGGAGCGTCTATAAGCCCATTTTTCAGGTCTTCGAGTGTGTGGTGTATCTTCGCTATCAGAGGCTCGGTCTTGCCCTGCCTTGCGCACGTGTACAACTGGAATAATTCCTCACTCGAAGTCATCCATTTCAGAAAAGTATTGTATGTAGGGTACTCCGCTTTTGATTCGAGCAGGGGGCAAATATCCGCACCTGCTGCGTACTTCTCGAGTACCTCGTAGAAGATAGCCTCCGTATATTTGACAGGCCTTCCTGCGTTTGCTGCTCCTTTCTTTGCTGCCATGTTCTTTTCTCCTATGCTTTACGGTAAAACTTTCTGCAATCCTTTTCAGTGTAGGTAAACTTCACCGGCTTCCCGGTACTGCTCTGTGTCCATCTGCGGGGCTTTGCCTTGCAAGACACCAAACCAATTGCCACGATAGCGGCTATCATCAGAATAAAGGTCAATGCGTCCATGATTCTGCGTTTTTAAGTTCCTGCGTCAATCTGTCTATCTTGTCCGAGTTCCTCACGACCTCAAGCAGGTCATTGACTGCCTGCCTATCCTGAATCGCCTCAACCTTTGCGGCTCTCTGTTTGCGAAAGAAACCACGATCAAAATTATGCCTGTCCCATGCGTTTAGCACGGTTCTCGGAACTGCTTCAATGGGTATAATGCCATTCATGTATTTTGCGTGTATCTTGTGCCGTGTGGTGTTGCTCATTGATTGATAGCGTTTTACGACCTTTTGAACTACAAAGATAGCATACTTTTCGGGTAATTGTTCACTTTATGCCGAAAAACTATGCTAAATAACATGATTTTCAAACATGAAAAATAGTTGCTTTTATATTTGTACAAATATAAATAATAGGCTATCTTTGTTACATCAAATTTAAACTGATTCATTCATTAACATCTACCCACTATGAAAACCATTAGATTATCTGAAGTAAACGTAGGAGACAGACTATCTGACGGATGCCAGTCGATTTACGGGAGAGTCGTTAATGTCATCGTCACAAGTAAGAGGGTAACCAAGTCAGGGCGGGTTATGATTGATGGGACGTGCGACTACGAACGCAGTGATGGTACAAAGGTTTCTGGTTGTTGTTATAGGCACTCCAATGGACCATTATCACCAGATGCTCCGACTGAGTTATTCTAACCCTCTGATGAGCCTGTGAAAGTCAGGCGAAACCCCGCAAGGGGTCAGGGAAGTGGATGGTAAGCACTCAAAAGCCAAACGAGCCGAGCAAAGGCAGACACGATGAAACTATTTACTTATCGGTGTTACGGCGGTAACTCAGACCGATACGAATACAAGCCGACCGAAAAAATGTTCATTCAATTTTCGGTCATCTACCACCCTGCACGTGACCAAACTCACTACCGACGGAATCGGATGCGGGGAGCAAATTTACTAACTTAAAAACCACAATTATGAAAACTAAAACCTACCGTTTTTCGCTCTTGGACAAAGACGACAACGAACTTCGGGCATTTTCTGCCGACTTCTATAACATCAAGGACGCAAGGTTATTCCGCGACAGGTACTATGCTGAAAGCATGGAGGCTGACTGTGTGAAAATCAAAGTGTCGCCGGTTTAAGGTTCAACATCGCTAAGCAGCCTTTGAACCATGTACAACCTAAAAGCAAGAATTTTCTACTATCAGGCGGAAAAATCAGTAGGTCGCTGCCCGTGGGGCGGAAAATCCGAGAACAGGAAGCGGGTTTGCAGACTATTCTTTGAAACGTTCTTTTGCATTTAAAAACCAGCATTTCAAAGACCGAAGCACTAAGTTACGAAAAAAAAGCGGAATAAATGGTACAACCGACGGAAAAGTTTTGTATATTTGCAATGCTTATCACTTTTCGTAGGAATATACGTGGAATAAAGAAGCCCTCGTAATCAGCACATACTCCTGCGATGTGATAAGCAACTGATTACGGGGGTTTTCTTTTTCTACACGCCTTTATTCCAGTTGTGGCGAGCTATAAATAACAACGAGCCTGATTATTCAGGCAACACGACATTGAGGTATCGCTACTGAAATCCATCAATGACTCAAGGGTGTCGAATGGGACTGCACAGTTTGCAATAACGAGTAGCGGGTTCGCAGGAAAACTAAGTACCGAGTGCCGACCAAATTTAGAATATCAGTCTAAAAAGGTTAAATCCAACAGCTAAGAGTGTGCAGGAAAAGACCCTTTATTGTATCAATCAATAACTCAAACAATCATTTAAACTTAATCTTATGATACACGAAAAATCACTTGAAATCCTCGACATCCTGCGGGGAACAGATGCATGGATAGACGCGAAAATCGAATTTCGGGAATCAGGCAGCAAAGAACTTGACGACTACCAAATAATCGTATGGGATACCACAGCCTTTTTCGGTAATTTCGACCATAGCGAAATCCTTGCATCACTCAAGGACGTACACACGTTTTTCACGTACAACGCAGAAAGAAAGCGGGTTGAACTCATAATATTCTGACCATGAAAGACACAACCATTACCCGTATCCGCAAAAAGCTTTCCGAATTAGCGGAGGACATCAGCCCCGAATTTGGATGCTTGACGGTGGACGCGGAAGTGAACACCTGCGAGGGCGAAGTGGCCTACATCAAAGGGACGCTGTACGGCGAGTTTCAGGAGCACGGAGCAAACGTGATAGACGGTGATACGGAACTCGCCGAAGGGTACGACCTCCAGGACTGGGAGTTTGACGGAAAAGCATTTCTGACAGACGAAGACGGAAATCATTTGAAATATTTTGACATTGACGAAATAAACGGACAGCTATGAGCGTAACCAAATGCCCGACCTTGCAGAACTTCTTTGAGGTCAAAAACGCCCTGACAGAAAAAGGGCTGGTCTATGTGAAAAGCTCCGAACATCCCCCTGTCAGCGGGGTAAACTACATCAAACAGGACGGATATCTATTTACGACCTGTTCACTACTTGATTATATAAGGTTTAACAATGAAGACGATGAAGCGAAATAAAGCCCTCTCAGCCATCGGAACGGTGGTCTCGATACTCCTTGCCCTGCACTTCCTTTGCATCGATAAATACACAACAGAAACGCTTTTGACGGCCTTTTTGTTCGTGTGCTGCGCAATTGGGTGCATTTTGGTTTTTGGAATTGAATCGGATAAAGAATAATAGACCATGAATGTGTCAAAAAATATTTCAATCGGGGAGCCAATTTCAGACCTCCGGGAACTTATTCGGCTTTCTAAGGAAAGAAAGTCTGTAATAATTGAAATTGGAGGAGCATTTAGGGTTCGGCCTGCGGCTTGGGTTGCTAATATGAGCGTAGCGATGCTTACAAACATGCCATTATTCTATTCAATTAAAACAAAGATATGATGCAGGATACAATCTACAATCTCCCCAATGAGGAATACCACCGCGGGGAAAAATTCAGGGAGCATTTAAGCTCGACGCAGCTGAAAGACTACCTTATCAGTCCGAAATTTGCGAAGTACAAACGCGAACACCCGGAAGACTTTGAACAGAAATCCGAGGCACTGGAGAAAGGAAGCCTATACCACAACTGTTTACAGTGCATCGTTGAACAGAAAGACGAAAAGAAGGGCTTCGATGCATTCTTATCCTCCGTCGTTGTGTTTGAACCTCCAATAAACGAAAAGACCGGGAAGCCTTACGGCTACGAAACAAAGGCTTATCAGGAGGCCAAATCCGCAGCGGAGGAAGCAAACCCCGGAAAGGAAATCGTCTTTGAATCAGACGTCAACCTTATCCGGTCAATGGTTTCCGAACTACTGAACGGATGCCGCCAAACCTCTAAAGACATCCGGCAGATTATAAAATGGGGGAAGGCTGAGGTTTCTCACTTTGTAGAATATGAGGGATGCAAATTCAAGTACCGCACAGACGTCGAAACAGGAAAAAAGATTCTTGACTGGAAGACCGTGGCCGTTGACGACCTGCATGAAGACACCATCAACAAGACAATTTCAAAATTCAAGTACGATATTTCGGCGGCCTTTTATCAGTTTATGGAGCACGAAAGGACAGGTATTTGGAAGGATTTCTTTTGGGTCTTCCAACAAAAAACAGCACCATTTGACGCCGTTTTGGTATCGGCTGAAAATTGGTGCTACTACGAGGCGGAAGAAATAATCCGCATGGGTGTCGGAGCGCACCGATTTATGAACCTACTCAATCAGCACATACATTGTACGCTGAATGATGATTTTGACGGGGCGCAGGTATTCATCCAGCCGGGGTTTAAAGACCGCCGGATAATGACACCATCGGCACCCGGATTTGAAGCCAATAAATTATTAATTTTCTATAACGAATAAAACCATGACAAAAGAAGAACAAGAAATTTTAGATGGGTTCAACGGTAACGAAACAGCCGAACCACAAAAACAGGCAGAGAAAAAAGAAAGTCCGAAAGCGGAGAAACCGGAGGTAAAACCTGAATCTGTAACGCTACCAGCACTTCCAAAGAAACTGATTGATGCAGGATTTTCAACCGTTCTCATGGCCCCAAAAAAAGCTTTCATCGCAGCAGGAGGGACAGAGCAGCAATTTGCAAGGGAGTGCAATTTTGCTATTCAAAACCTGATGGGGAACGATTATCTTTTTGGGTGCGCAAAAGCTTACCCGGAAAACTTCATCGAAGCCATTAAAAACATTGCCCTGACAGGCCTTACTCTTAATCCGGAGCTTCGGCTTGCTTACCTTGTGCCATACAAAGGAAAAGTAAAATTCCAAAGCAGCTACATGGGAAAGGTGGACATCCTTCTTCGGGGTGGCGTCGTGAAATGGATTGAGGCAAGCCTTGTGTACGAAAAAGACAGTTTTCAGGTACGAAAGGGAACGATTGATGAAATTATCCACGAACCGAATTACTTTGCGGAAGACCGTGGAAAATTGCTCGGTGGTTACTGGATTGCCATACTTCCGAACGGACAGAAGTGTTTCGACGTTATGCCCGAATCACGGATAACAGACATTAAAGGCCGAAGCGAAGCGGTGAAATCCGGCAAAGGCTCACCGTGGGACACCGACCCTATGGAAATGGCGAAGAAGACTATCATTAATTGGGCTTTCAAATCGCTACCAAAATCCGGGCTTTCCGCTGACATGATAAAGGTTCTCGAAATCGAAGGTCAATTTGAGCAGGAAGAATTTGAGGACTGGAAAAAGGCATCCGAAAGCAAGTCGGATAAGTTTGACGAAGACGGGATACAAGAAGCCGAAATAGTCAAATGAAATCCTACCCCTTCACCGTAAAAGAGGATGCCGACCCGGCGGAAAGCATCCTCCAATTCATCCGCCGGGAAATTCCGAAGCTTTCCCCAGGTCTCTGGGAATGCCGACTGCAAAAACCGAAGCGTAACAATGACCAAAATGCTCTTTTTTGGGGGTGGATAAAGCTTTTATCCCACGAGACAGGTAACGACCAGCAGACTCTATATCAGTACTACTGCGAGCGTTTCAACCCATCAAAATGCACCTACCGACACGGCGGAGCATTTGCAAGCGGGGGTACGTCGGAGCTAAACACGAAAGACTTTGCCACGTTCCTGACCGAGATAAAGGCGGATGTAGCGGCTGAATTTGGCATCAACCTACCGACAAGGGAGGAAGAAGCATTTAAAGAATTTTATGAACAATATTGCTAAAAAACAAAACAATGAAAACAAAAGATTTAGAAATTCTCAAAAGACACGGAGTTGTTTTTGAAAACGGTAAATATTCCGTAGGCGGCTCCCTCTACCTTCGAGGCACGGGCATCACATCCTTGCCCGACAACATGACCGTAGGCGGTTACCTCTACCTTCGAGGCACGGGCATCACATCCTTGCCCGACAACCTGACCGTAGGCGGCTCCCTCTACCTTCGAGGCACGGGCATCACATCCTTGCCCGACAACCTGACCGTAGGCGACTCCCTCGACCTTGAAGG